CAACTCATCACCGAAGGTATTCTTTGCTTTTACGTCTGACTTAATAGAAGTAAATGACGTAATCTTGCGCTTGTCGTTAGTTTCACGACCGTCACCGATAACAGCAGCACGCTCAACTTCGCGAATAATTCGAGTAGGCAATTCGTTCAAAACGTATTTCATCAATGCGCCTGTTGATTTATTCTCACGAATAGTCTGCTTGTCTAATACCAAGTACTTGTAGATCACACCAGCGCGAATTGTACGATTTTCAAAGTCAATGACCTGTTGGTCTTTCTTGTCGCCCTTCTTGTGTCCGCCTGCACGGCTAGTATCACCTTCGACGTCGGCTTTGTCCCAGGTAACCTTGAATACATCCAAGCCAGTCTTATTCAATTTGCTGAAGATTTCACCTGATGTTACAGCGTCTTCAATAGCAGATACAACTGGCTCTGGCAATTTGAAAAACTCTTTGTCGGTCAAGTTATTCTTAACCAAAACATCTTGCCAAGCGCTCTTAACGTCATTAAAAGTACGACCAGCATTTGCCATCAATACTTGTGTAAAATCTCGCACTGATGCTTGAGTTTTTAGATAGTCATTAACAGTAGGGGTTGTCGTAACCTCTGCTTGCTCTTTTGGCTCGATGATTTGAGCCTTTGCGATTTCCTCGTTCATTTCATTCTCCTCTTCTTTACCTGATTTATTTTCTACTGGCGTCTCAGGTATATCGTCAGCAGGTTCTTCGACCTTTTCGGTCTCTTCGCTTTTTACTCGTGTAGCGATTGCCATAGCCGGTGCCAAGCACGCATCTTTCACGATTGAGGTATAGCTAGCGGCAGCTTTCATAGCGTCAGACAAGCTTGTTTTCGCTTCCACTGCTTCGGTTGCAAATCCAAGTTCTACAGCTTCAGCGGCAGTCATCCACGTCTCAGCAGCCAACAGTTCTTCTATCTTTTCTTCAGATAGCCCTGTTCGGCTTGCATAAACTGGAATCATACTCTCGCAAGTCTTCTCTAGCATTTCAACAGCTCGTCCTAGCTCGTCTGCGTTGCCTGACGCGATTGTCCACGGCTTGTGAACCATCATCATTGCACCAGGTAGCATAACGATTTCGTCGCCAGCCATTGCTATGAGAGACGCTATAGACGCGGCTAGTCCATCGACCTTCACTACAACACGTCCGTTATATTCACGGAGCATATTGTAAATCGATACACCAGCGAATACATCACCCCCAGGACTGTTAATCCTCACTGTAATGTCGCCTGTACGCGCAGCTAATTCCTCTTTGAAAAGTTTTGGCGTAACGTCATCCTCGAGCCAACTCTCACTAGCAATAGTGCCATTGATGATTAACTCGTTTGAGGCTTCAGCTTTCGCCCACTTCCAGAATTTATCCATTAGCGTTCCTTTTTAAGGTTGTTATTCGGCGCTCAAATGAGCATTGCCTTAATTTCATTCTGAGGTGCTATCGTGAGTGCGTGGTGGCTTCTCATCTTCAGTGAAGACAAGCTGTTTTATCTTGTCAGAGCAATCAGTCGCGAACAGAACTTTAATATTCAATTTCGCTTTACATTTAGAGTTTGGGCAAATTAAACCCTGTATAGCAGTAGAAGTAACAGCTTCAAACAAATATCTACCACAATACTTACAGTTTATCTTTATCATTGCTTGATCCTGAATTTTGGGCGCCCGCCACAATTAGGGTGAATAGGTCCGCCAATATTTTCTTCATAATCATTTACCCATGTGCCGCTGTCTGTTTCTATTGCTTCGTTAAGCTTAATCATCGGTTGAGCAACAGGCTTCCAGATTCCTTCCATCGCTCTACACTCTGGGCAATGTGCACCAACTGGATGATTTATAGTTTTCTCAATTTCTGCTCCTGTTTCAGCTTCGAGCTGTTTCATTGCCTCCACATCACCAACACTCTCAGAGCGCTGTATTTCAGTGCGAGCTAATCGAGCAACTCTGTATTCGTCAGTGTTCATGATATCTCTCAGTAAGTCTCTTGTTTGACTTTCGCTTAAATTATCAAGACGTGATCGCTCTAGCGTATCGTTGATGACCTTTTTAGTTTCGTCATCATATGATTTAGCTACTCGTGTAAGATGTGAACGGTAATCTGCTCTAGCAGTATCAGATAGAACAAACTCGTCAGTGCTTTCAGTGTCTAGCCCTGCGTTCTTAACCATGTCTAAGCCTTTTTTGTACTGGTCTGTACCACTAGAGATAAGCAATAAAGTGATTAACGCTAACGAATCTTCTATAAAACGCTCTAACTTGTCGTCTTCAGCTTCGTTTTGAGTTCCTAATTCTTGAATAGCTTCATCAACACGGCTCTGCATAAAACTCTTTGCAATATTGTACAGTCTGTCGTACTCAGAGGCTTCAGCCTTGAGATTGCCAACCGTGTTCGGGTCTGGCGACTGCTCTACCTCGCCGCCTTCGTCAACTTGGGGCTTATCGTTTTCTATTTCGGTATTGTTATTCTCGCCCAATTTAAGCAGCTTGTAGTTCTGTGGTAGTTTGAGTGCGTCGATAACTGAATCTAATTCATAGCCTTTATCAACCAGCTTTAGTATAGTATCTGTGTTAGTTGCCATCACTTCCGCTTCTACCTTTTTGCGGTCGGCAATTTCTGGTATTTCATAATCAAAAGTAATAGCAACACCAATTCCACCAGTAATCCTATTGAGTTCATGTGTTAAACGAGAGTAAATTTTAAGCGCTCGTGGATAAACAACACGCTTAGCAAAACCACGCTCGGAAACGTCAGCATTTGAGTATTTAGCTTGGTCGTCAACGCCTTTAATAATCTGACTAACTCCATACGCCATATCGATTCGCTTGTTTGCCTGTTCAAAGACTGCTGCAAAATCAATATCTTTTTGAGATTGTGCGTATGGTATCCATTGAATCTGTGCTTCAGCGGGTTTGTTTGTTGTTGGGTCGATTGGACGGTGAGAGTATGTAACGTTGCCATTTTTACCAGCTCCTCGATGCCGAGATTCCAACAAATCAACCATATCGTTATATTCACGAGCGGTGCGAGCTGCAATGACAAACATACCAGCAGGAATTGCGTTATTCTCAAAGAAACCACGTTGGAAGTCGGCAATATAATCATCTAGTGTAATCCATTGAGTGGCAGCTTCAGTTGGTGAGTATCCAGCGTATAAGTTGCTTGGGTCAATGCCTCCAGAGATTACAATGACTTGATCTTCAGTAAAAGTCTCAGCCCCTACTTGATAGTAGGTCTTATTGTCGCGACGTGTAATACTTGGATGCTCTAAGAACGTGAATCCAGCGATGTTCTGACCCTTGAATCCATAATTCGTAGTCTTTACGGCGCTACCGTTCTCTTTTGCCCAAACCAAAATAAAAGTGTTTCGATTGACTAAAGTAGAAACAATTAACTTCTCACTGAATGAAACGAAATCATCTGCTTGATTAGGATGATAGAGCGCGTTAAGAATTGGATTGTTCTGTACAGTCTTGCCGTTTGAGTCGATGACTTTCGGCATAATAGTGATAAACTCGTTAGCAACCGCTTGAATATTTGGGTAGGCAGAATCGTATTTACTTGCACAATAACGACTATACCAATCCCTTGTATTAAAATTAGCTAACGAAGAAATGCCCTCAACCTTTACTTGAGATTTTGGCTTAAAAAGTGACAATAAATTCATAATACTATTATCGTTACCTATCGTACGCCACCGTACTCTATCTGTGGGATAAACATCTCGGTAAGCCTATACCTAGCGGCATCTAAGGCGTGGTCATCACCGTCTTGTGGTACGTTCAGACTTTTGCCTGACCGATCAGTTGCCCACATATATCTTAAATATTCTTTCTGTAGATTGGTTGAGTTCTTTGTGTATTTAATATTAAGCTCGCTCATCTTATTAACGCTCCATTGTCTATAAGTCTGTTTGACATCACCACTAGTCTTAGTCACTCCTTTAACCGTACATCCAAGCTCCACAAGCTCAGCAATGTCTTTAGGCGCGGCACTATCCGCAATTCCTAGCACACCAGCCAATCCTTCTCTATGGATAACCTCTGAGATATCCTTATTAAATAAACCTGTACTGTAAAGTTTCTCATCAAGAATATATCCGTCAGCTTCTCGATAAACACAAACAAGTGCTGTCGGGTCGTTCGTAAAACCGAAGTCCAATCCATAACCTATCAGTTCAGCGTGCTCAGGTATCTCGTTGATAGATTGCCAGCCGTGAAATACTAGCCCTTCCAATTCACCAATTTGACCTTCTCCGTAAACTTTCCACCAATTCTTGTTAGAGCGACGCCTTTCGATTGTAGCAATAATACTATCTTCAAGAGCTTCATTATCTTTATAGGTTACGATAACGAAATCAACATCATCACGTCCTACCAGTTCATGCGCCCAATATTCAGCCGTTGGGTTGTAGTCAAGATAAATAAACTCACGCGTACGAACCTCTAATTGGTTAAACGCATCTTCTCTGATTAAGTTAGCCTCATTGATAAATAGTACATCTCGTCTAGGACCTCTAGCCTTGTCGTCATCAAGGGATACGAACTCGAACATTGTCCCATTAAATAACGTAAAAGTGTAATCTGATTTGTTCTCTTTGATTCTGTAGTACTGCCAATAATTGTTAGCTGTGAGTATATTCTTGAAGTCTCGCAATGCACCTCTCTTAAGATGAGGCAGGTTGATACTTGCGATGGTTATTATCTTGTCTGGATTCTTAGTAGCATATTCAAGCAAAATTAAAAGTATAGCTATTGTCTTACCAGCGCTAGTACCACCTTGAACAATACGAATACGTTTGTTAAGCCGTTTAATTTTATAGTAGGTAGAGGTCTTGCCGAACACATCAGTCTTTCTTTGATAAGTCCTCTAGCGGTTTTGGCGCTTCAATATTAGTTTGCTCAATAGTTTGCTTTGGTGTGCCGTAAACCTGGTTAATCATCGCCTCAATCTCTTTCCACTGAGCTTTCTTTATGGCTGTAGCTAATTTACGCTCAAATAGGCTTCTATTTGGGTCTTCAGAGATTTTCTCCAGCTCCTGTTCGGTAAGCTTTATCATCTGCTCCAATTTATATCGTGCCGTTTCTGTTTTCTTCCAGGCGCCATTATGTCTGCGTTCTGGGTGTGCTTCAAATCCTGGTGGCGTTGGAACTCCATTCCTACCAACTGAGGGCTTGCGTTGCTTTCTAGGGGCTTCTGTCATTTTATTACCTCCACTAAAATTATTACTAAACCTATTGCCGAAATCGGCTTCAACAAATAGCTAAACTCAGTTATTGATAATGCCCACATCAATACTGTCGTCCACACACCAGTACAAACCATACACTCTAAAACACGCACTTTTCTATTAATCAATACTGATCGTAATTTACTAAATATATCAAACGGACCTGACGTAGCAGTTAATAAATAAGCAATGGTAAATCCAGCTAGAGTTATCATTCTTCATCTCCTGGTAATTTGCCTAACGGGTAGGCTTTATTGTCAATAACGCAAAAAGGTTGTGGTAACTTCCAGATAGCCGCTTCTTTATAAAAACTTTCACTTAGAGGAGTTCGAATGACTTGAACTACACATCCATTATTCATAGCGTATTCTTCAAGGCGTTCCATCTGCACTTTGTAATGACCGCAACTTGCACATTCTTTTTGATAGACTTTAATAACTTTCATCGCACAAACCTCACTTTTCTATTAGTTAAATCAGGCAACCCTCTTGCTTTTTGAATAGCTAAATCGTATTTATTCGCCCTTTCGAAGACTTCCTGGATAGTTATTTTCTTTCGTTCCATTAGAAACCTACGAAAAGGAGAGAAACTGCGACTATATGAAGTTCTGTCGTAGACGAACCAGCGATGAAATACATATACACATTCTCTATCGCATACATAAATAGCTTCATGACTGTAGAATATGACTGTTAAATTAGATACTTCGCGTATCGGTATATAGTCTATTCTTCTAGTCACTTTCGCCACCTAGTAACTCCCAATTTGTTAAAGAAATAAAAAAACACGAGACAAGTAGTCCCGTGTTAGTTTAATTATATTATTATATAGACAGATTGTCTATAGTTTACTGCAACATATCCATCTGTACCGCTTTTTCTATCTTCTGCGACTTTCGCAAGCAACTCCGTCACCGTCTCTGTCTAAATCTGGTGAATATCCAGGTTCACCACGGCGCATATTGCTGTATCCTGCAGCGCGAGCTTCTTTACAGCTGCTAAAACTTACATCACTAGGTTGAGTTTGCTGCGGAGCAGGAGCGGCAGGCGCAGTTTGCTGTGTTGCTGATTTTTCTGTATTGCCAGAACAGGTGCTTGGCGACCACAAGCCCTTATTTTCTTCACGAGCTAATCTCTGCGCCTCTCTAAATTGAGACTGCCACCTATGAGGATTTGAATTATACGTATATTCATGGCCGTAGCCTTCGCGAATCATCGTATAAGCTACGTTCGTGCCATCTTCGAGATAAATATAGAATAAATCTCGTCCGTATTTGTCTTTGCTGCTTTGAGTAGGATCTGCAACTAAGTAAACCGTTTTACCAGCGACTAAATCATTCATTTTTTGAGATGCTTCTCTGCCGAAACACTGAACAGGCTTGCGTGGATGCTTCGTTTCAGGTGTATCAAGCCCGACAAGACGAATCTTGGAGTGGTTCGACGTACGAATCGTATCGCCATCTATGACCTCTGTTACAGTATCTTTTTCACCTTGCTGAAAATTCGCGTCTTGAGCTAATGCTGGATTAAATTTTGGAGCTTCTGGCTGTTTTTCTGGCTGTTTTTGCTGCGGCTGTTCGTTTTTAGTGGACTGAGTGTTGGCGGATTGCTTTTCTGTTTCGCGAATCTGAGCCAGTATAGGGCTTCCTATGTTGAATAAAGCAACGACGAGACAGAAAGCTATAATACGAGAGATTTTGGATATTTTCTTCCACTTAAAAATGGTAATTCCGAGTAATATGATACTAGCGAGCATTAACGTCGTAGCTACTGCCTCTTTTAGTCCGCTCGACATCCAACATAGAAATATAAGGATTGCTGTGACAATGAACCATGTAGGTGCCAGTTTTCTCCAGTCTGGTCTATTATCGTTTGTATTTTTATTGATAGGTTCCAGTGATTTCATATTATGAATTATAGAAGTAATTTGATATAATACAAGTAATAAGTTGCGATCACCTCGGTCGCAATTTTCTTTTGCCACAAGAGTGGTCGCTTTTAATTAAGGAGGCTACTCATGCAAGACACTAAAACTATCCAGCTACCAAGCGGAGGTGAGGCGGCGGCGGTCGATATACAATACGTTTGGATGGTTTTTCTCAAAATAAAACATACGTCCACCACAGCAAGCATCAAGTATGGTTGTCGGGGTTAGTTTTTATTTCTCCTCCAAGAGTTCAGGGTTCTCGTGGATACTACCGATAACTTCCAACGTGTCAAGATTAACCCCCATAGTATCAAGCTCGGAAAAAGTATATAAGAAGTTGTTTTTGACCATTCGTAATCCGAAACTAGCTAAATTGTCTGTCCACTCCACTACACCTACATGTTTGCCAGTTTTGCTAGTGAAAGAGCAGATATCACCTTCATAAATATCTTTACCGTTCTTGTCTTTCAAGCCTGTAAATTGTTCTATGATATTCTCGCCTTCCAGCATATCGGAAGGGCGCCTATACGCGGTAATCATAGCTGCAAGATTGTAAAGTACAATATCTCCGTTTGGCAAGATACACACCGAGTCATCTGGAAGATAATTCTTTAATAAATCGTTCCAAACTCTAAACTTAATTATACGCATTAGACTCCCTCCTTATTACCTTTGCTCAAATTACAATTTCTATGTGCTAATTGGCAGTTTTCAATTGTCGTCAAGCCTCCCTTACTAACTGGTATGATATGGTCAATCGTACAGTCCTTCATAGTTTCAATCGGCTTGTTGCAGAGTGAGCATATTGCTCCATTGTTATTGATTAGTTGTTTACGAATAAATTGTGTAGTGCGAGTTTCTTTTTTGCCGTAAACTCTGGGTGTCGTTATTTTGTAATTGCGTCCTTTAATCTTATGCTTCATATTTAATCTCTTCAACCGCAGAACTGGGGCAAGGCGACACCAAAGTGTATATCATTAGTTAATTACTTTAAGGTTGATGTCGCCAGTTGAACAGACGATACACGTCGCATAGCTCCCTAGAACGCCGAGCAACGTTTCACTTCAACGAGACCGAAAAGAGCATCCCTAGTGCATATCATCTGTCCAATTCTACGGTCGATTTTAATGTTCTAACTCATTTTGAGGACTTCCTCAAATTGGTTTTCAACTGGGTACGGTTTGTACCCGTTTACTTACGTTTGCTTATACGACCACCTTTTTTTCCAGCACACTTCTTCACGAAGTGAGGACCGTCGATTAGGTCGCAATCGCATTCGATATCTTGCGCAAATCCCTTGTAGCTTCCGTGGCTTGCAAAAGTAGCTGAGCCGCCCTTTCGTCCGATTTCTGCATAGAAGTTAGGGTTGCTTGCTAGGTTTTTCTGAGCGGCTTTAAGTCCGCCTTGCCTATTGCCAGCCATTATTCTTCCTCCTTACCCCCGTAGGGTACATTTAGCTTTCATTTGTGTCTGACGGGTCTCTCCACTCGTCTAAATCTATATCTTCACCATCCACTGCTATCTCACAGTCTAGGATAGATAAGTCCTTGTGTTGCTCTGGTGCGCCATTCTGATATGCCCAGTACATAGTGTCATCAGCGACTTCGTAAGCCTCGTCTTGATTATTAGCTTTCACCGATAAACAACAATCTAAAGTTATTTTTACTGGAATACTAAATTCTTTCATTATTCTTCCTCCTTTATTCCAAAATAAATCTTCCAATCTCGCTCATTTTCTTTGATGGATTTTTCAGCTTCTGCTCTGGTTTTGTAACGTACGATTTCTCCATCATCATAGTAATCAAGTTCACACACGGCGAGCGTTTCACATCCATGGTCATAATAGACCATCCAGCCGCCTTTTCCACTCTTAAAGTCTGGCTTAAATGTTGAGGTTTGGCGCAGTCTGACTTCTGCTAGTTTGCGTTCTCGGGCTCTTTCGCATTCTTCTTCAGTGCGATAAATCATACCCAGAGCTAGCCGCATAATGTCTATAGAATCACCATCCCAAACATCTGGCTGTGTTTCTCCATAAGAGTTCATCCAAAAATATTCATCGTCCTTTTTAGGCTTCCAGTGAATACTGTCTACTGGTTCTTTGATTTCCTCGAACCACTCTGTGAGAATATTTGGAAACTTTTTCAGGGTAGTTTCGTGGTAAATCATTATTATTAAGCCCGTTTCTGTGGTCTTTTGGTTTTCTGGAGTACCAGCAATAAGATTTCCTGTTTTAGAGATATATGCTAACTGTCCAGCTTTGAATGTTGGTAAATCTTTAAGTAGTTTATAACGTTTCATATTTTTCCTTAAAATAGCTCCAATTGCGTGGCATAAATTGCACGACTGGCTAATATCTGGTTAATTCGGTGAATTGTGCGTTCGCTCTCGTTCAGGTCGTTTAATGCACCCTCTTTCATCTCTAACAAATCTACTGTGTCGACCTCGTCTAATGCTTGATAATCATCTTCGTAATGAGGCTTTACTTCTTTTTCCATTTCTTTTCCTCTTCTTTCATCCACTCTTCATCTTGTTTAGCTATGTTGTACTCAGATATTGCTACGAAAATTAGCAAGAACTTGACAATTATTATCCAAATTAAAATAAACATTTATTCTCCTTTGCTTTTGATGTCTTTAATTAAGATTTCTAACTCTCCGTCCGTCCATTTGTAGGGCTTTTTCATACTTTCCAATAAATCAACGATATCTTCGCCGTAAGTTTTAAGCATGAATCTTGTGTAGCCAATCATATTCCCTTCGTCGAATCGATTACACGATCTACATTGAGCGTGTACGTTTCGTTCATCGTATCTTAGAGCCATCCATCTTCTATTTATGAAGTGTCCAGCGTCAGCCTGTTCAAATGGCTTTCTCTGACCACAAGAACAACAGATAAAGAATCCATCTTCAGAATCTCTCATTCTTATATATTTTGAGAAAATCCTATCAGCTTTCTGAATTAGTTTTCGACTTGCCAATTTTACCCTCGCATTCTCCAGACTCTGACAAATCTACCATTCATCAATGGTCTTTCGCTTTTTCTCCAACCGACAGGCACAAAATCATCACATCTGAATATGTTGCCAGTTGTGTTCCTGTGTATGTATTCAGGGCGAGGGCACTCTTTTAAGACGTCCTCAATCGTGATAAGCGATTTATCTTCTAATAGTTTCTTAGCGGTTACGCGAGCCTCTTCTAGCCACGCCTCCCGCTCTTTTTTGAACAAATCTTTGACGGTTACCATATTAGCTTGTCCTCTGTGATAAAACCGTCTAAAGTTGTTATTTTTCGAATAGTACCGCCAGATTTCTTTCTAAAATCTCGAGCTTCTTTCCTTGTCGTAAAATTTCTGCTTAGCGTTTCGTTTTTGACGATGTACGTTGTGCAGTTGTTTACGTCCCTTAATCTCTGTGAAGCCATTATCTTCCCCCCAATTTAATCTTCGTGAGATTACTAAATTGTTATCTATAAACGTCCACTTAAACTTCCTCATAAAACTGATGTCTGGGTCTACAATCCGTATCGTAAACCCGTTGTCAGTTTCGAGAAGGTAGACTTTTTTTCTTCTCGTCATTTAACCTCCTAAAAAGGTATTTCGCTCAAATCGACAGGCTCGCTAAGGTCAATGTCTTCAGCAATATCTTCAGATTTACTCTTCAGCTTTGGCTCATATCCCCAGATATTTCGCTCGTATCGATATTTCTCGTCACCGTTATTATCTATATATGTCTCTTCTGTTTTTTGGATTGTGTACCAACAAGATTTTCCTGGCAACTTCTGGATTAGTTGAGACATTTCATATAGGCTCTTCATAGACTTGAAAAAGTCACGAATCTTCTGTTTCTGCTCATCGTCTTTTGCATTATGTACAAAAATCTTGCGGATTTTATCAACAGAAAAAGGCGTTGCCGCACCAGTAAACCATAATCGTGCATCGCCTTGTTCGCCGTTTGTACCTTGAACCTTCACATTCAGGAACACTTTATCATTTGCATTTTTTTCAAAAGTAGCTTCGGTGATTGTTACAGCGTGAACACCTTCAGTAAAATATGTCGATTCTTTCAAATCTTCCTCGCTTAATTTCATATTCTTCAATTCTTCGTCCGTCATACCCCTTATCCTTTCTTTAGAACATTAATTTTTGGACTTCTTTTTCAACCAGCTCAAGAGTAGCGTTCTCTACCCGCTTTACTATTTCAATCTCCTCTTTATAGTCTTCTCGATTCAATTCAAATATCTGTAATCCTAAATCTGGATTTGAGAACACGTCTGAGTAGATACAGAAGTAAAGCTTCTTCAATTTTTCGTTTACTACAAAGTATTGAAGAATCTGCGGCTTGTATTCAGCAGGTGGATGTTTTTCATAGTAAGCTTTTACTACCTTCCAGCTATCCAAGCATTTGATTTCTACAGCCTCTGAGACTTTTCCTGTATCGTCTACAATTTCGCCGTCTGGTGAGCAAATCATATATTCGTTTTCTTCAGATTGCCAAACTCGACCAGGGATAATCTTCTTACCAAGTTTTTCAGAAATCAGCTCTCTAGCTTCGTCTTCTAGGATTTGACCTCTTAGCATAGCCGAATAAGTAACACCTTCTGGTAAAGTGTAGTCATTTGGATTAATTGGCTTAGCTATTCGCTGAGCAATTAGCTTATAGATTGAATCGTTTATTTGAACATTTGCATAGAGTTCATTCAATTCATCTTCAGTAAGCATTGCTCGGATATTATCCATGGTCAGATTTTTCGGAAACTCATAGCCTTTACTCTCAGCGAATTCAACCAGCTCAGCTTTTGGTATATATCGAACTGATGAATAATCTTTTGCCGATGAGCCTGAAATCCTGCCTTCGTGAAAATCCAACCACTCTTGACTTCGTTGTTCAAGATCTAGGATTTTCATTTATCGCCTCCTAGTTTTGCCTTTATCTCATCCTTAACGCCGACAAGCTCACGTGATAGCTTTGGATTGGCTTTGAGGATCTCAATATACTTTTCTTTTAATTCACCTAAAGTCTTACAAGCTCGTAAGGCTTTTTCGGCAGTAGCTAGATCAGCAGACTCTTTGTCGGTTCTTTCTTTAAGCTTGCGTTCAAGGTTGCCGTCGTCATCGGTATCGACAAGCAAATCAAGCATTGCTATATATGAATATCTTTTCATGTAAGTAATACCTGAGCCTTGTGTTTGTGGATTGTTAGGCGCACTTTCAACTGGTGCGATATCTTCAAGAGTCTCACCACTTTCCAGGTGGATTAGCTTAGTTCTAATAGCCGTTTTAGTATCGATATGGCTAATTGTTTGTTTAACCATCAATCCACATTTCTCTAAATCCTCTCGTGTTTCACTAACTACAATGTTGTAGTCTGCGTACTTGCTTTTGAAATACGGGTTTTCTTTTGAGGCTTTAACCAGTGGTGTTATTTTGCGAAACTCTTGTAAGGCTTTGTATAATTCACTCATCGCGCCTCCTTTCTATAAAAATCTTAAATATCTTCCATTTGTGTAAACTGACCAAGCCTTATATCCTTGTGATTTCCACACGTGATAAGCACAGTCAATATTTATTTCTGGGTTGTGCGAATCGCAAGCTTCTCGTCCAGGTAAAATTCGTACCTGAAATAGAGAAACTGAATAGCCATATGTTCTTCCGTTCTGTGTAAAAGTCAGACTTGTATCGCCTGTAGAGTTTTCATTACACGAACTCTCAGCTTGCATAATAGCTTTCATAATTCGCACGTCCCAATCGTATTTTTCAAGTAAAGGTTGAAACCTGTCGCAGCCGCCTACACCAGCTTTCTCCACAGCTTTTTGAGGTGCAGGCGAGGCTTCAACCCTTGCGGCTTTTTGTGGTAGCAACGGTTGCCGCTTTTCCGTCGCTACTGTTTTGACACTTCAACTTTCACATTCTTGACGATTGTCGCCGCTTCAGTTTTGACTTGTTCAGTTTGATTCTTTTGATATTGCATACCGCCGATAAACGCGATAATTGCTGTAATTAAAATCGTAATTATGATAGTTTTGATAGTTTCAATATTAAGTTTTTTCATTTTTTTCTCCTTGTTTTGTTTTTTATTCTCTTTATTTTCTTTTAAGCTAGACATTGAACTAACTCCTCTCTAGCGCAGATATTTACAACTTCGTCCTCAATTCCGTCACAATCTGGGTTCGGACAATAAAACTCAGGTTCACCCTGACAGCCACACCATTCAGCTTCTTTACCTGAACAGCAAGGTTGAATTACTTCTAGGTTATCGTGGTTGCAATACCACTCGTTATCAAAGAAATCAAAGCGATAACTTGCTCTAATTTGCTTTACTTCAATTTTCATATTTACTCTCAATCTGCCATTTGATATAATGGCTTTGTAGCCGCTCTTTTGAGCGGTTTTTGCTTTATACTGCCCACTTTTTAGCGCAGGTGTGGGAGACCTGTAGTGAGCAGCGCTGAGCGTTCGAAAAATAAACAAGAACTACAAAGTTGTAATAAACTTAACCCATCGAACGCTAGCTGAATTATAAAATGTGCTAGCGGCTATCAAACCGCTCGACGCTACCCACTAGACCAAATTGTTAAAATACTAACTTCTACACGTGTTACGCCTGAACCTTGAGCAATCTGTCACGCTTGTATAATTTTCGTCGTACGCTCTTTTACGGTGTCGCTTACGTAATCGTAATAGTACAGTTTGTTAATTCTGCATGAGGCTATCAGATACGCGTTTGATAACCTCGTGGAAATTAAAAAACCACAGCGATTTGCTGTGGTTAAAACCCAAATTGTGGCGCCCCGAGTAGGATTCGAACCTACGACCTTAGGCTTAGAAGTCCTCTGCTCTATCCAACTGAGCTATCAGGGCGT